TTTTTTGGTTAGCATTTGACAAACATCTTCGGATGTGTTATATTATGAATCTATGTCATTATCTATTGAATCTAAGTATGTAAGGTTACTTTCTCATCGCTTGCGTAATTTCAAGCAGAAGAATGATTACCTATGGAATTTCTCTTGCCCATTTTGTGGTGATTCCCAAAAGAATCTCACAAAGGCAAGAGGATATGTTTTTCAAAAAGGCACGAATTTATTTTATCGTTGCCATAACTGTGGAGTGAGCACCAATGTTGGCAATCTCATCAAGCACATGGATAACTCTTTACACAAAGAGTTTGTCCTCGAGCGGTACAAATCGGGTGAATCCGGTTTCTCCAATTTCAAAGAGCCAACATTCGACATACCATCGCCAAGATTTGATAAAGTTGAAAAACAAAAAATCTTCGAACACGCAGAATGGTGTGACAAACTCCCGAGTGGACATTTTTGTTTAGAGTATCTGACCAAAAGAAAGATACCGCAGAAATTTCACAGTAAACTTCTATTCACACAACACTACAAGCAATTTTGTGATACCTTGGTATCAAACCACGGTAAAACTATTGTTGATGATGCAAGGCTTGTAATCCCCTTTTACGACAAGTATAATGACCTAATTGCGGTCTCTGGTCGTGCATTGGAGACTAGTGATAAGACTTTGCGTTATGTAACACTCCGTACCAATGATAGTAAAGACAAACTTCTATATGGTATGGATAGAGTGAATCTATCGGAGACAGTAAAAATTGTAGAAGGTCCTATTGACAGTCTTTTCCTTACAAATTGTATTGCAAGTGGTGATGCGAATTTAGTATTAACATCGGATGAAATTTCATCAGATAAAAAAGTTTTAATATTTGATAACGAACCCCGTAATAAGGAAATCGTGAAGATGATGCAAAATGCAATCAGGTTAGGTAATGATGTTGTTATTTGGCCTGATACGATAGAAGGTAAAGACATTAATGAAATATTACTTGGTGGAATTACCTCGGATGAACTTGAAGGGATTATAAGTAGTAACACCTTCTCAGGTCTACAAGCACAGACTAAATTTGTTTTTTGGAAGAAAGTATAATATGAAAGTTGAGTTGATTAGTTATTCCCAACCTGCGGAATATTTTGCGGAGAACATGACTGAATTGGTGGCATTTTGTGCAAGGGTATCAAATCCTGACAATCAATCCAACAAAGTTACAAGTGAGAAGTTAATTCGTTATCTGATTAAGAACCAACATTGGTCTCCATTGGAAATGGTGTCTATGTGTTTGGAAATTGAAACTACAAGGGATATTGCAAGACAGATGTTACGACACCGTTCTTTTAGTTTTCAAGAATTCTCACAGAGATATGCAGACCCAACAAAGGACTTAGATTTTGTTTTGAGAGAGGCGAGACTACAAGACCCAAAGAATCGGCAAAATAGCGTTGAACTTGAACCTACACTTGGTGGTGCTTTAATTAGTGATGAGTGGAAACGAAAACAAGTCGATTTAATTAAACATGCAAAAGAAGTTTATGAATGGGCTATATCAAAAGGTATAGCAAAGGAACAGGCTAGGGCAGTTCTGCCTGAAGGCAATACTGTTTCTCGTTTGTATATGCAAGGAACATTAAGAAGTTGGATACACTACATACAACTCCGTTCCGCAAACGGCACACAAAAAGAACACAGAGCAATTGCACACAATTGTGCAGAAGTAATCGCCAAAGTATTTCCGATGGCGAGTGAGTTTATTACACAAGAACAATAAGAATTTGGAGTTTTGAATGAACAATATCGTTCACGGTATTACGGTTGACTATTCACGGGATAGTTTATTCGATGAGTTGGGTCTCAAAAGGTTAAAAGAAAGTTACATGCGAGAAGATGAAGTCTCGCCACAAGAGAGGTTTGCATATGTATCGAAAGCGTTCGGCACTAACGAACTTCATGCACAAAGATTGTATGAATATAGCAGTAAACATTGGTTGTCTTATTCTACTCCCATTCTCAGTTTTGGGCGTTCTAAGCGTGGCCTTCCTATATCATGTTTCTTACCTTATCTCGATGATAGTGCGGAAGGTTTGGTCGATTGTCTCGCTGAAGTAAACTGGTTGTCCATGTTGGGTGGAGGAGTAGGAATTGGAATTGGAATCCGTAGTGCTGATGATAAGTCTGTTGGTGTTATGCCTCATCTTAGAACATATGATGCATCAAGTCTCGCATATCGCCAAGGCCGCACTCGCCGTGGTTCTTATGCCGCTTATCTTGATATTAGTCATCCAGATATTCTTATCTTTCTTGAAATGAGAAAGCCAACTGGTGACCAAAACATGCGTTGCCAGAATTTACACCATGGTATCAATATCACGGATGACTTCATGCAACTAATTGAAAAGTCCATGTTGGATCCAACCGCAGATGATACATGGAATTTAAAAGACCCACATTCAGGTGAAGTGCGTGATACTATTTCAGCAAAAGAATTGTGGCAGAAAATTTTAGAAATTCGTATGCAAACAGGTGAACCTTATTTGCATTTTATTGATACAAGTAATCGTATGATGCCAGAGTTTCAAAAGAAACTAGGTCTTTCAATCAAACAATCAAACTTGTGTAGTGAAATTATTCTACCAACTGACAAAGAGAGAACCGCAGTATGTTGCTTATCATCACTAAACTTGGAGTATTATGATGAATGGAGAAAAGATCCTTTATTCCTTCGTGATATTGCTGAAATGCTCGACAATGTTCTGGAGTATTTTCTTCTTCATGCACCTTCCGCCGTTAAGCGTGCAAGGTATAGTGCCAGTCGTGAGCGCTCTATTGGTATCGGCGCTTTGGGTTTTCATGCTTATCTACAACGAAACAACATGCCATGGGAATCAGCACAAGCAACAGGCGCAAACATCAAAATGTTCAAACACATTAGAGAAGGACTAGATGATGCGAACCTTCAATTGGGTAGTGAAAGAGGCGAGGCGCCTGATTGTGCCGGTACTGGTCGTAGGTTTGCACATGTTATGGCTGTGGCACCCAATGCTTCTTCAAGTATTCTTATGGGCAATACTTCTCCTTCTGTTGAGCCATTTAGAGCTAACGCATACAGACAAGACACATTAAGTGGGTCGCATTTGAATAAAAATAAACATCTTGATAAAATAATCACAGATAGGTGTGCAAATGACAATAAACTTGATTACCAAGAGATTTGGTCGAGTATCATCGCAAATGACGGATCAGTCCAACACTTGGACTTCCTCGATGAGTGGACGAAAGATGTGTATAAGACCGGTATGGAAATTGACCAAAGATGGATTGTGGACCATGCAGCTCACAGACAGAGTTACATTGACCAAGCGCAGTCTATCAACCTCTTTTTTAGACCAGATGTTAATGTGAAATATTTACATGCAGTTCATTTTCTCGCATGGAAACAAGGACTAAAAACATTATACTATTGCCGTTCAGAAAAATTGGCAAAGGCAGATAAAGTATCTAAACGAATTGAGAGAAAAGTAATTGAAGAATTAGATATGAAACAGTTGGCAAGTGATGACATTTGTTTAGCGTGTGAAGGTTAAATGATTACTGTAACCGATAGTGCTTTCAATAAAATTAGAGATTTAATTGTTGAAGAAAAAGACAATCACAATTTGGCATTAAGAATGTCAGTTAGAGGTGGAGGGTGTTCAGGTTTTCAATATGAATTTACCTTTGATAACAAACAAGAAGAAGATGATTTTGTGATTGAAAAGGATTTGATTAAAGTGTTTGTTGATTCAATGTCCGCACAATATTTAATGGGTGCTACTTTAGATTATAAAGATGAAAAATTTAATTCACAATTTGTTATCACTAATCCAGAAGTTAAATCAACTTGTGGTTGTGGTTCATCGGTAGCATTTTAATGGCACACATTATTGCAAATTTACCACCTGTTAAGTGTTTTGTTCGTAGAGAGTTTCTTTATGACTTTGAAAAAGGTCATGGAGAACTTGAACCTTGTTGGTGGATAAGCATTAAGTCTTTGCGAGGTCAAGCATTTCGCATCGAAGCATATCTAAACAACTATGGTGCATTGTATGATAAATTACCATTACATGCATTTTGTTGGAAACCAATTGAAGGTAAACCATTACCATTAGACTATTTGCAATTGTGGGATTGTCTTTCGTATGATATAACTGTATTAAAGAAAGCACAGTTACAATCAATGAAGTGTAAATTCAAGTTGAAAAATGGAGATTGGCAGTATGGTGTTTATCTTTTTACAATTGATTCTGCTCACCCTGACTTTAACATACTTGATACAGGCTTTTCTGAAGATATCGAGGACCACAAGTCTTATAATTTCATTATGTGTGATAATGGTCAGTTTGCTGCTCAGCCAAACAATCGTTTAATCATATTAGAACCTAGTAGTAATCCAAAAGAGTTGAAGATGCCAGATTTCAGAGTTGCAACAAAACGATGGTCGGTTGAAACAGATTCAAAGTGGGCGCTTGGAGAAACAAATACAACAATGTATGAACAGAGTGATGAATGAAACCTACAATTGCATTATTTCTGCACCAACCTAAATGTTCGGTGCAGTCTGGAAATGGAATAATTAAGGCACTTAGTGATGATTATAGATTTAAGATTTTCACTAAGCACGATTTAGAAAATGATTTTTTTAATGATGTAGATATGGTCTGTATACCAGGTGGTATCGGTGATGCAGATAGTTTTGATTACCTTATGCGTGAGAATCTACCACGCATAAAAGATTTTGTAATGAATGGCGGTAAGTACCTTGGCATTTGTATGGGTGCATATTGGGCAGACAAAACTTACTTTGATATCCTTGACAAAGTAGAGGCGGTTCAGTATATTACACGACCAAATACTTGCACTCGCAGACCTCATGCAAAGAATATGCCAGTTATGTGGAGAAATAAACCATGTAACATGTTTTTTTATGATGGTTGTGCTTTAGTTGGTGGTGATATGTCGCCGTATGAAACTGTTGCAACATATAGTAATGGTGATAATATGGCAATCATACAGAATAGAATTGGTCTAATTGGTTGTCATCCTGAGAGTGAGAATCATTGGTATGAAAGTTATAGTTGGATGCGTGGTAAATATCACAACGGGTCGCAACATAAATTATTATTGAATTTTGTTAATGAATTGATGGAGAGATGATATGGTGCTCGAAATAGTTATGTGGGGATTTTTAAGTGCGTTTGGTTGGTGGGGTGCTCAACATTATGTGATTGAACCTTACTTCCCTCCTCCTATTGAGAAGAAGGAAACAAAATAATGGATATGGATCAAGCAGCCGTATTTTTTGCGGGTAGTGTTTTAACAATGTTGGGTTTTGTTGTAATAGTAATGGGTGTTGTTGCGATAAACAACATCTTATACAAATTTTGGAAACCTATTAAATTATTTACAGAAGATAGTTGGAAAGGATTTAATCCTCCCATCACTCCTGTTCAACAAGAAGAAAAAAAATGACTAAAAAAAAATCAAATTTAATGGACGAAAGACAATCGTTCAAACCGTTTCACTATCCATGGGCATATGAAGCATGGTTGAAGCACGAACAAATCCATTGGTTGCATACAGAAGTACCAATGCTCGAAGATGTAAAAGATTGGAAGAATAGATTAACTGCAAGTGAGAAACAATTTCTCACACACATTTTCCGTTTCTTCACACAAGGTGATATCGATGTGGCAGGTGGTTATGTAAAGAATTACCTTCCATATTTCCGTCAACCAGAAGTGCGTATGATGTTGTTAGGTTTTGCCGCTCGTGAGGCACTACACATTGCCGCCTATTCACACCTGATTGAAACTCTTGGACTGCCAGATACAATGTATAATCAGTTCTTAGAGTATGATGCAATGAAAGAGAAACACGATTATGTGTTAAACATTTCAGACCAGAATTCGACAAAACAAAACACCGCAAAACATATTGCTGTATTCTCTGCATTTACAGAAGGTATGCAATTGTTTAGTTCTTTCATTATGTTGTTAAACTTCCCACGCAACGGCACAATGAAGGGCATGGGTCAAATTGTTACATGGTCAATTGTTGATGAGACTATGCATTGTGAATCAATGATTAAATTGTTTAGAACATACATCGAAGAAAACAAAGAGATTTGGAACGATGAACTCAAAGGTGAATTATACACCATTGCAGAGAACATGGTTCAATTAGAAGATAAGTTTATTGACCTCGCCTTTGAAATGGGTGAGATGACTAAACTAAGTAAAGAAGATGTAAAGAACTATATTAGATACATTGCAGACCGCAGGTTGATTTCATTAGGTCTCAAAGGTGTATTTAAAGTTAAGAAGAACCCTTTACCATGGGTAGAAGAAATGGTTAACTCACCTGTGCATGGTAACTTCTTTGAGAATCGTGTAACAGATTATGCCAAAGGCGCTTTGTCCGGTAATTGGGATGAAGTTTGGGCTGAGGCTGCTTAATGACCGAAATCATATACACACTAATAGTAACACATATCACCATCATTTGTGTAACACTCTTTTTACATAGAGGGCAGGCACACAGAGGCATAGAGTTTCATCCTATTTTAAGCCATTTCATGCGTTTTTGGTTATGGTTAACAACAGGCATGGTAACAAAAGAATGGGTTGCCGTTCATCGTAAACATCATTCAAATACAGATGGACCTGCTGATCCACATTCACCATATAATGAAGGTCTTTTTAAAATGTTATACGGCGGTGCATGGTTGTATGTTAAAGCCGCACAAGATAAAGACATGGTGAGGGTCTATGGTACAGGCACACCAGATGATTGGATGGAAAAAAATGTTTACAGTAAACACAGTAAACTTGGAATTACTTTATTACTGATATTCAATACATTATTATTCAATGGTTGGGGTATTGTAATTTGGTTGATACAGATGGCATGGATTCCTTTTTGGGCTGCGGGCGTAGTCAATGGCGTAGGTCATTGCATAGGTTATCGCAATTGGAAAACTAAAGATAAATCCAAAAATATAATACCTATTGGTATCATCATTGGCGGTGAAGAACTACATAATAATCACCACAACTCACCTGCAAGTGTTAAATTGAGTAACAAATGGTACGAATTTGACATAGGTTGGATGTGGTTAAACATATTTAAAACATTAAGGTTAGTAAAATGAAATTATATCTCTTTATAGCACTTGCATTTGCAATGGTTTTACCTGCACATGCACAAAAAACACCACAGGGGGTAACCTATGATGCTCAGATTGTCCGTGTAAGCGATGGCGATACTGTTGTCATAGCGGCACCATTTCTCCCAGCACCACTTAAACCTGAACTTGCCGTTAGAGTATTCGGCGTGGATACTCCAGAAAAAGGATTTCGTGGCCAATGTGAATCAGAAAAACAACGAGGTGAAGCCGCTTCTCAATTTACAAAAGCCGCCATTACTAAATCTACCAAGCGTCAAGTTGTGTTGTATGGCTGGGATAAATTTGGTGGCCGTGTCTTGGGTGATATCATTTTAGATGGCCAATCATTACGCACAAGTTTAATTCAAAACGGTTTTGCTCGTGAATACTTTGGTGATGCCAAACAATCATGGTGTAACTAATGGCATCATTACATCACACATGTGGTGAGTGCAGTTCCGAGTTTACAATCAAATACGATGAACATCAATGTGAATCAGATCCTCTACATTGTCCATTCTGCGGTGAATACATACTAGATATGGACAATATAGAGGATGACGATGAATGACTTGGTTCTATCACAATACACCACAAGAATTTAAAGAAGAAGATATCCAAGAGTATTTTGGATTTGTATATCTTATCACACATAACCCGACTGGCCGCAAATACATTGGTAAAAAATTCTTTACCATGGCGGCCACTCGCCAAGTCAAGGGCAAACGGAAGAAAATCCGCAAGTCAAGCGATTGGGAGAAGTATTGGGGTTCAAATAAAAAACTGCAAGAAGAAGTCAAACTCAACGGGGAAGAAAACTATACCCGTGAGATTCTGCACCTATGTAAAAGTAGAAGTGCTTGCAGTTATTGGGAAACTTTTGAGATTTTCAACCGACATGCATTGGTTGGAGACGGATATTATAATGAGTGGGTCTCTTGCAAGATACGCAAAGACCATCTAAGTAAGCTATAACATCAATTCAAAGGAGGACACCGATACTTATAAGTTTATGAGAGGATTTAAGTCTCAGGATAGGTAAAAGTAAACAATCATTGCCCGATTACAAACAAAGGAACCACATGGCTCGCAAACAATCAGCAAACAACGAAGTAATAACAGTAGCCAAAACAACCAATCAATTAAAAATAAGAATTGATGACCTTAAAACATTTCAACCATTAACAGACAATCAAAAACTATTCTTTGATGCATACAAACGAGGTGACTACTTTGTGGCACTACATGGTGTCGCAGGTACAGGTAAAACATTCTGTGCATTGTATAAAGCAATCGAAGAAGTATTAGATAAATCAAACCCATTCAACAAAATCATTGTTGTTCGTTCTGCGGTGCA